AATAATACGCACTATCGTATAAAATGCTTTAACACTACGATTACAGATATGGATGAAGGGGGTACATATTATCAAAGCCCGTTAGACACATTAATAGATGGAGTTACCGCCAGCAAGAGTCTGGATTTTGACTTTAGCGATGTTGCCGACATTGGCTTAAGTATTGCCGGCTCAAATCTTATAATCGAGAACGCTTATTTTCATAACACGGATGAGGCGGCGGGTCACAACCTGATTGAGTTTACCGGCAATACTTACAATCCAATTTTCAAGAACTGCAAATTTGCAACAGCATATAGAACCTTCGAAGGTACGAGCTTTGGGCGTTATTGTATCGACTGTTATTTTCATAACGACTTTGCATACGGCTATATATCCTATGGGACGAACTACGGCGGGACAATGGATGGATGTATATTTAACGGGGACGGGAAGAACTATAATTATTATGCGTTGCGAGAGGTAACTTATAAAGACTGTTTGTTTTGGAAAAGTGCGAACGGCTTGCGTATAGGATATGTATGCACTTTGTTTGATTGTATATTTTATGGTCAAACAAGCACCTGTATAACAGGGGGAGGTGCTATATACGCAGAGGTTCACGGAACTAATAATATATTTATGCCCTGCAATCTCGGCGATTATGTTTTCTATTCCTCTGGTGATACTGGCTCGGTAGCAGTAGAAGGATTGAGGAATAGCTGCGTCTGGACTATTTCCGATGTAGCTGTAACGAACCATATCTATACTCACAGTCTAAACTATCAACTTACAGATGTTGTCGAAGCCGACCCGTTATTTGTCGATGCGGCCAATGCCGATTTTGATTTACAGCAGAGGACAATTAGTGCGGTTGTCGATAACGGTGACCAGGACAGCATTACAGTTACGGTCGTCGGCACAGGAACGGTACAGCTTTACTATCGAGTCAAATATTCCGAGGCGTGGACTACCGGAAGTACACGGTCGGGCAGTGGGGATATTACACAGACAGGACTAACGGGCGGGACATGGTATGAATTATATGTTACCGATACTATCAGCGGGTTTCTTGCACAGCCGAGTACAATCAGCAGGATACGAGTAGTCGGCAGCGATGATACTACAATTGAGACGGCTTTATATTCTATTTTAGTCGGGGATGCTACGATAGAGGGACTGGTAGGCACAAGGGTTTATCCAAATCTTGTGCCGCAGCGTGCGGATATGCCTGCGATTACCTATCAGCAGATTTCCGGGCCGCGTGAACATGTAATGACGGATACGCTGGGCATTGCACAATCCTTGTTCCAAATAAATTGTTGGGCGGAATCCTACGCAGGGGCAAGGGTATTGGCCGAGGCGGTGCGTAAGGAATTGGCCGACTATGCGGGGACGGTTAATACGCGGGTAATTAAAAATATCATGCTTGAGAACGAAGGCGATATGCCCGTAACAGCAGCGGACTTGGAAAAGTTAAGACGGTTCGGCAAACATCTTGACTTTACAATCTGCTATGCAGAAGCGACGACGTAATGAGCGACATGGAAAAAGTTAAAGACCTGCTGAGGCAAACGGCTGTTTTGTCGTCCGATATAGCAGATTGCGAAGGGCGATTGGCCAAAATTAACAGTGACAAATTAAAAATAGAAATGGATTTGGTTGAAAGATTAGACAAGGGGAACGATGCCGATAACACAGGATAGGACAAAGCAATTTTTCACACTTGCTGAGCGGCTGGTACGAAGGAATTTGCACGTAGTCGGCAAGGCCGTCAAAGCAGATGCCAAAGATTTCGTGCCCGTTGATACAGGAAAGTTACAGAGAAGTATCAGATATTTCTTCCCGAAGAAACACAGAGAAGGAAAGAATACCCTGCTTGTCGGTTCTCGCAGGGAATACGCCGCAGCCGTAGAAAAGGGAACGCCCACGCAAAACGCCCGTCCCTATCTGCGCCCGGCGGTTATGAAAAATCACAAGTTGATTAAAGATATTTTAAGAGATGACCAAAAAATAATGGCACAGTTCAGTTAATTTTAATGGGGTTCATTGAAGGACTGGCCGGTCTGACAATGACGCAAGAATAAAAAAAGCGGCATTCGGGTGCCCGAACACTCGGAGCCGTTTTTTTTATTGCCCATAGAAAGGAGATAATAAATGGCAGTTTTTCACGGCAAGACCGCAAAGGCTGATAACGGCGCAGTTATTGGTTTAACAACAGGGTGGTCTATGACAACGTCCGGTGATGTCGCCGAGTCCACCGACATGAATGATACGTTTAAGTTGTACGAGCCAGGGTTTGACGATGCAACGGCAACCGTTTCCGGCCTCGGAGCAACAACGCGGGACACTATAGCCCAGCTTGGAGCGGCGGTAACACTCAAACTGTATATTGATGCGACAAATTATTTCACATTTACTGCGATATGTACGGGTTTCACCGAGTCGGTTGATTTGAATGATGTCGGCAAAATCGAATACAGCTTTGCGATGAACGCGGCAGCGGGCGTAACTTACGGTTAATATCAACAATTAAACAGGACAAAGGAGATAAATCATGGCAGAGGCAGCTTATCACGGCAAAACGTCAAATGCCTTCTGGGAAGCAACGGCAGTTAGCCAGATAACCGGCTGGAGTTGTTCAATGGCTTGCGATACGGCAGAGAGTACGGTTATGGCGGCGGCCACTACCGGCAAGACAAGGGCGGCAGGATTCAAAGGCGGGACATGCAGCATTACCACCTTGCTTGAGGGCGACAATATAATCGATGAAGGCGCAGAAGGTACGGTTGAATTATTAAGAGACGCCACGAATCTCAGCAAGGGCTATGAAGGCGAAGCGATTTGTACGGGCGTGGAGGTCGGGGTCGATATGAATGGCATTGAAACTACCACCTACAATTTCACCTGGACAGGCGCAGTTACCTGTACAGTAACCGAAGGTACATAATTACTATTTAAGGAGAAAAGATATGTCTATGGACTTGAGCGGATTTGTACGTCGCACGACAAAGATTACGCTGGGCAAAAAGGAATTTACGTTTACCGAATTGAACATGGCTGATATGGCGGAGTTCAAGGCGGAGTTGGTTGATAGGCGCAAGGCGTTAAACAAAGACCGCCGGAACAGATTGATTAACGATGCCCGCCAAATCTCCAATGAATTCGACCCTGAAAAGCTACTCAAGCTGACCGATACCGTAATGAGCGAAGAGGAGTTTGCATTAGAGTGTGAAACGACCGAGGGGCTTGGCGTATTAGTTTGGATGAGCTTGCGGTATAAGCACACAGATATTAGCAGGGACGATGCGATGCAAATAGTTTCTATCGGTGCGCTGGAAGAAGTAACCAATGCGATGTTCCCTGAGATGCCCGAAGCGATTAAAAAAAAACGTCCCAGACAGCCGGTAAAAGGATAAGTCCTGCGACGGCGGTTGCTTTGATGTGTCGGTTTTACGGGTTTAATCTGGAAGAGGTAATGCAGATGACCTTGCGGCAGTTTACGATTATGTATATGCAGATTCAGGTAATTATGCAGATGGAGCAGGGCGGTGGAACCCAGAAGGGTTCGCTAACCGGCGAGGCGGCGATAAGACAAATGAAGCGACACTTTAAGAAGGCGAAATAACATGGCAATTATGCGTGCACATGTAGTTATTGGGGCTAAACTCGGACCGCTCCGTAAAGCACTGGCAAAGATGAGAAGAATGGTTGCCAGTGCGGTTCATGCGATGGAATCGGCAATCAAAAAGGTGGCGAGCATTACGATTAGGTACACTAAATATATTGCAGCCGCTTATGTTGCAATCGGTGTGGCCTCGGCAAAAATGGCCTCGGCGGCGGTAGAATCAGAGAACCTTTTTACTGTGTCTATGGGCAAAATGGCAGCAGCTACCCGCGAATGGTCGGAGGAACTATCGACTAAATTAAAACAGAACTCCTATGACATACGCAAGATGGTCGGGGTCTTTAACGTAATGTTAGGGAGTATGGGGTTTGGTGCCGATGAAGCAAAAAGGATGAGCGAAACACTAACGGAGCTTACTTATGACATGTCCTCGTTTTACAACCTGCCTACCGAAGAGGCGTTTACAAAATTACAAGCAGGCATTACCGGCCTGGTTAAACCGTTAAGAATTTTAGGTATTCTTGTTCACGAATCCGTTATTAAGGAATGGGCTTTGGCTAACGGGATGATAGAAAGCGGACAAGAAATGACCATGAAGCAAAAGATAATTGCGAGATACAATGTTATTCTTGAGCAGACAACAAAAGCACAGGGGGACTTGTTAAGGACGATAGGAACGACAGAAAACGTATATCGTTCGTTGTGGGCAGTCGTTAAAATGCTGGCCATTGACTACGGCAGAATCCTTTTGCCTGCTGTTACCAAGGTCGGCATTAAAATGAGGGACTGGCTGACAGCCAACCGGGAGGGGATATTAAAATTTGGCGCTGCGATACATCACGCAATCGGTGCGGCCGCTCGCGTCCTTACCGTGTTTATACAACCAATGCTCGATGGGCTTACCAAATTAGGCAAAAAGTTTTCGAGCTTTGCAACCGAATCAAAATTGGAGAATGCAATTTGGGCTGTCGGCGAATGGGTGGACAGAATCTGGGCGAAGATAAAACTACTTTATACAATGATAACCGACCTTTGGAAAAGCGGGGGTTTCGGAGAATCAATAAAATGGGCGCTTATGTCTGCACTTTCACATATTATACGCTGGACGAAAATAGTCGGGAAAGTTATGTGGGGTGCGGGAAAAAGAGCAGGATACAATTTTACAGTACAATTTAGCGCGGCGTTTGCCAAATTCGCGGCAAAAATACTTGACCCGAAAGGAGTAAGTCTTTACGATTCGCCTCTGGAACATATAGCAAAACTTGGACTCGGCAAATTTGCTTTGGGCATGTTGCGAGTAGCCAAAGGAGCCGAGCCGCCGAAGATGGGGGAGGTTTTAACAAAAGCATTAGAAACCCCTGAATACAAATTTGCAGTCCCGCCAAAATTTAGTTCCGCCATAGATACTTTCAAAGAAGCCGCCGACAAAATGGATGCTGCAATTAAAGAAAAATGGGCACAAATTCGCAAAGAAACAGAAAACGCTCGTGTCCTTGAAACGGTTATTGATTATTCAGGTATCAAATCTCCGGGCGGTGGGAGTCCGATGGCAGGCACAAAGGCGGCAGGCAGCACATTTGGCTTTTCTGCTATCCGCGAATCCTGGAGCAGGATGGTGTCATCTATGCAGGCCGACCCTGCTGTTGCAGCGGCAAAGGGAACTACAAGGGCAGTAGAGCGATTAGAGCGCAATTTGCTGGCCAAGCTGGAGATGAACAGCAAAAGAGAAGCGCGAGCATTAGAGAAAACAGGAACACACGAGTAGAGAGGATAATATGCCAACATTAGGCGGGGTTACATACGGCAGACAGGAAGATTACCCGAAAGAGCGGATAACAAAACAGGATGTTGAGGCCGTTGACAAGTTGA